CCCGAGCCTGCTTGGAGCATGAGTGTATCGGGCTGTACGTTCATCGCATAACCACCGAGCATGTCCGCTATGGTGTCCAAAAAAGTGGACTTACCGTTATTCCCCATCCCGTACAGAAAATACGCACATTGCTCTGCATTGCTGCCGGATATGGAATACCCGATGCTTTTTTGGATATACCGGATCATTTCGGGATCGCCGCTCGTGATATCGGCAAGGAATGCAAGCCACTTTTCGGGCCGTTTGTGTTCCACATCATACTCACAATCGCATATCTTGCTCATCATAAAATTAGGATCGTGCGGCATAAGTTCCCCATTCCGCAGATTAACGATACCATTTTGCACATTGAGGTAATTTGGGTATGCATCAAAATCATCCGGTGCCGCAGGGATACCACGCAGGTGCTGGCATTCCTTAACCATGGCCTCTTTTCGTGTTGTATTGGCTGTTGCCCTGGCAAACTTAAATGCAGCCTCCTGCATATCATCATCCTGTATCTGCCAAGCCTCGCGCTTGAGATCCTCGCAGATATCATCCGCAAGTTTTTTAACCTCGCCCATTTCATCAAGGATCCACTGCTTGCCTGTCCAGAAGTACCACTTTTTGCGGTTATAGCTGTACCGGATCTGCCTGCCGAATCGATCAAAAAGGCGCTGTGCATTGCCCGTATCGGTCATATCGTAAGAGTGGGCCGTGTTACTGCTCGCCTGCACCGCGCCATTTTGAAAAAAAGCTATTGCCAAACTTGCATCATCGCCGTACTTGCTCGGCTCGTATACATCTGTGCAGGATGCGCAGGCCTTGCCGATTGTGATGGCCCCGTAAGTCATTGCCCCGCGCTTACTGTCCCATTTTGGCCGCATAAGACCACTTGCGCGGAATATACGATCCATCTGCACATCATTGCGGCCCGTCCAAAAGGCAAGGATATTGCAAAATGCCTGGTCTGCCTCGGATTGTGATGGATATACGCCCTGCCAGTTGCCCTCGTACAGCAGACCAAACAGCATGCCGTTTTTGCTGTTTCGGGCCTTGTCTATGATTTCCGAATCATCCAGGTTAATCTCCACAGGCGTGCGCATGGCCACTTGCGGCACGTTTGTTGGCAGATACTTGGAGTGCAGTATCTTGATACTCTCGGTGCAATCGTTTATTGTGGTATAGGCAGGATTATATACGTTACCTGTGCAGATAAAGTACCGACCCTCGGAATACATTTCCACACCACCCCGCCTGCGGGCACCATCCGGAAGGGTACCTTTGCAGATAATGTGGATGCCGTTGCCACTCTTACTGATCTCGGCATAACTTTGCAATGTTTCCACAAACTCATCGCAAAAATCCACGTTATCAATACAGTGATCGAGGTCAACCCCAAAATACGGAGGTGCAAACATAAAGCCAATTCCATCAAAATTATACTTTTCACAAGCTGCGCAGGCCTCGGCAAAAGTACCCCATGTGCTCGGATTGTTGCTCTGTGCATTGTTCCCCGTATAGGGATTTTTTGGTATCTTGTCGGCCCCCACCCAGCATACAAACTGCTTAACAGTTTTAAGCTCGGAGGGAAACGATTTATAACGATTCTCTGTTTTCGCCATTATTATCTCCTCTCAAATAAAAATCCTGCGGTGGATTGCAGTGCGAGTGCAAGTCCACGCAGGACAATGGATGCAGTATGATTTTGATGCAGTATCTCGCACATACCGCACCCAAATTACATTATATCACATTCTAACTTTTTGTAAACCGATAATCTCTTTTTGTACCAATTACGATACATTCCGAAATCATCCAAAAAGTCGATCACGGTGCCACAATCCTTGCCCTCTGCCTTGCGGCCAACACGGCCTGCTGCCTGTGTAACCGTGGTTTCGTTTTGTTCCGGTGTCGCAAACACCACATAGCGCAGGTTAGGAACATCAAGCCCCTCGGCTGCGAGCTGATATGTGGCAAATATGCAATCAATTTCGCCATTTTGTAGCGCCGCAAGCGCCTGCCTGCGCTCCTCCTTGGCCTTTTTGCTCTGTCCTTTACCGGAAAGACACACAGCCTTGAGCGTGTCGCAGTATGCGTGCAGATCCTTGAGATACTGCACACGATTTGCAAGCACGATCGTGGGGCCCGCCTTGGCTACCTCGCATATTTTATCACCGATCAGCTCCAAGCGCTCCCTGTTGCCGATCATGTTATCGATGAGCCTGTTGTAATCAATGGTGCCATCGCCCTGCAATATGGCATCATACTCGGGAAAATACCCCGTTTCGATGGTCTGCACCCGTATGGGGCATGTGTTATGGGCTACCTGCTCCCGCGTAACCTCGTGGAGCTTGTGACCGAGCAGTGCATATATGGAGGCCTGCAAACCATCGGCACGCTTTGGCGTGGCTGTGAGGCCGATCTTGTACCATGCGGCAAGGCTTGATACAACCTTGTAAAATTGTGATACTCGTGTGGGGGATCCTGCACAGTGCTGTGCCTCATCCACAATCACACAGCCCCACATATCGCGGTAGGCGGTCAAATCGAGCTTTGCAAGCGTTTGCACCGTGGCAAAAGTGATATGTGTACCAATGTTGACCTTGCCAGCCGTGATCGTGCCAAGCGCTCCCGTGGGCAGATTTAAGCAGGATTTTGCACGCTCCATGCTCTGCGTAAGCAGATCATGCGTGTGAGTAAGCCACAAAGTACGTACTCCCAGGCGGGATATGATTTCCAGGCCGCATTGTGTCTTGCCGGAACCGCACGGCATCACAAGCACCCCGTTTTTGCCGCGCAGCGTGGCCGTAACGGCCTTCTCTTGATACGGATATAGATTTATGCCGCTTTTATACTGCACAGCCTCCGCGGGGCAAATCTCGGGCTTATATGCACTCTTATCGGGCAGGATATGCCACACATCACGCAGGCACCCAAAAGGCAGGGCAATCGCGTGCGGCAGAACCTCATACAAAGCAATGTGCTTTTCCGTGGATCCTGTCCACTTGCCCAGGCGCTCTTTTTTGACATAATCGGGATTTTCCAAAATCAGATTATCAGCACAGTACTTTTTTACCGCATCATAACAGGCATCTGTATCATGTATGATTATCTTAGCCCCTATTTCGATCATATCCCGCCTCTCTTATGCCTTTGTTATGTTTTGCAGCTCTTTCGCTGCACTCGTAACATGTAAGCATGTTATCCCTTGCCGGATTACGGCAGCATATGGAGCAGAGGCCTGCTGCTCTTGCGCGTTCTCTCCGCGCCTTTTGGCACCTGCGCATTGCCTCCCTGCGGTACTCGGCATAATCCTCAACTGTCCAATCATGTTTCACCGGCTACCCCTCCTTACTTTTCCTTTTTTGCGGGTTGCTCCCGCACAAATACCATAGGCTCCTTTTCATTCTGCATTATAACAACACGCTTTACTGCATCATAATGCCTTGTATATACCACAAGCGTGCCATCCGGCATGATATCAACAACCTTCTGCCCTGCTTTCATTTCGTTACCTCCTTAAACCCGCCAAGCACAACCTCGCCATCCCTGTGGATTGTTTTAAGTTTTGGATCCTGCGCTACAAAACGCCTGCCATTGATCTCGATTACCGGCTTTGCAGCGGGCATGCTTAGTATCCAGTTAATAAGCCTTGGCTGGCTGTAGTCCACCTCCTCCTGCGTGATTTCGGCATTTTCAAGCGCCTTTTCAACGCTTTTGCAAAGAGAATCGATTAAATCCTGCCGGTTTATCAAATCATCATCCATACATATCCTCCTTTTTCTTCCATTCCTGGCAATCCTTATCGCCAGGGAAAGCATCACACCACCCCGCCTTGCAATCCTCGCACATATCATACTCCTGCGGTATATCATCAATGCCATCAAGCACGGCTCTGAATATAAAATGCAGGATAATAACTCCAAGCAGAAGGAAACAAGCAAATAATATCATTTATCATCATCCCCCTTGTTAATAATCTCAAGGATTATAAGTATAATGCCGCCGATCACGTTACAAATACTAAAAATTGCAAGGCATATTGTGGCTATCGTTATATTACTCATCCTGCTCATGCACCCGCCTGTTTACAGATTCCACAAGGCCCATGCCTGCGCACTCGATAAAACGCTGCACAGCTCCATCATGGTACTTGGCATACAGCCCCTTAAAGCACTCATTGTATGGCTTGGCATTATATGTGGTGACAGATGCCCTGTAAGCCTGCCATAGTACCGTTATACAATCATGCAGAGCCTTATCAAGAGCTTCGCCATGTAATTTATCATCATCCATCATAACTTATCCTCATATCTTTTGTTGTATTCCCTCTTGCGGGACTTGTATGCAGCAACATTTTCGGGATGGTCTGCAAGCCATGCTTTAATATACGCATTACGTTCCTGCCGCTTTTCTGCGCTCATGCTGTGGTAATGCCTGCGCATACGCCTGTTTTCGGCCTCGGCACATGCACCGCATCTTGTACGCCCATCGGCAGCAGGCAGGCCACAACGCACACACAGGCCCTTTTCTCGGCGATCATGGTATATTTTAGTATATGCGCTCATAATTCCTCCCAACAGAAATAATGGCCACCATGCTGATATGCCGGAGTGCCGTAAGGCAGATACCCGTCATTGTTAAACCAATAAATATCATAATCCAGGCGCTCGTACATTTCCATCTCAACGGCATCCATGCAATCCTGTGTCCAGATGCCTGCGGACTTGTGATACTGCCCGCTCTGATAGACCACACCGGATATTGTATTGGGAAAGCGTTCGTTATCCTTACGGTTCATAATCGTGTCCACGATAAGCCTTTTACCGAGCATATCCTGGTTATTTCCCTCGGAGTAAACCACGCAGGCAAGCAGCTCCTTTTCGTATTGCTTTAGCGGGGTTTCGATCTGCCGTGGCAGAACCTTGACCACCTCAACTACTTTTGGCTCGCTCGGCACCTCAACGCGCTGTGTGACCACACGCTCCTGCACCTCTGTTACCGTTACCGGCTCTGCCGCCTCGGCCTGCTGTGCTATTGTGCCTGCGGCAAATCCGCAGATATACATGCCAAGGCCTAGCCCCATAACTGCAATAATGTTAAATATGATCCTCGATTTCAAGATTGATGCTCTCCTCTCTCTGCAACCGGATATATGGTATCAGATACACATTATCCTGGTATTTAACGGCCACCTGCGGCATCATATTGCCGCATTTTATCCACTTTTCAAATGCTGTGATTTGGTTAGGTTCAAGGCGCTTTATGCTAAATCTGCTTTTAGCCGAGGTCTTGCAATCAATGGCGAGTGCAGTGCCATCCTTGACCGCGATCACATCAAACGGCTGCCCGCCATTGGCGGCAGGAGTGATAAAATGTACCCACCACCCCTTTGCCGCCATCAGCTCGCAAAACTCGCGCTCAAATGCTGTGCCAAGCCTTTTATTATTCACGGAAACGGCACCACATCATCCAGCCCCGCAAATCCTGCGGTATTGGCTGCGCCTGCGCCAAGCACCGCATTAGCACCGTTTTCCGGCTCTTTCCAGGGCGGTAAGCTCGCCTGCTTATCCTTTGCAATAAAGTAATCCACGCGGGCCTGTGTCTTGCCATTGTATTCCTCGTGCTTTACCGAGCAGGCACCCACCTTGCCGGTCCAGTTCGCAAGGACAAAATCGCCCTCGGCAATATCAGCAAAGCTGTCAAAAAACTGCGTAAGGTTGCGGTTCGTGATCTCGGGCCTGTCCGGCAGGAATACGATATTGTGAAACAGCTTGCCATTCTGCCCGCTCACATCAAACTTGAGCGTGAGCATCTGCTTTCCCGTGCTTGCCGTAGCCTTTTCTGCGCTCACAATGCGGATGCGGTGCACCCCGGGCGGGATGATTGTAAACCCGCCCTTGCTCTCATCCCTCTTATAATTCCAATCCATCTTACTCATCCTCCTTTTCGATATACTCTGCCTTGATGTAAATCCGAGCCATGCGAGGCTTGCCATCATTATCCTCATCAAACGCCTGCATTTTGGAAAAGATAATCTTTGCAAAATGTTCTGCCTCTTGTGCGCTGTCAAACTCAAACGGGATATCATAACAGCTTACATTGATAGTTACAATCCACTTAAACATATTACTTGCCCTCCTTTTCATTGTTAAAATCCGCAAAATCGCTTACCTTGCAGGCCTTGCGGTTGTCCACCTGATTCTTAGCATAAATATTCTGCGTTGCCTCCATCAGCACCATGTGCTCGCCATCCTTGTTAACGCCGATCCATCCAACCACATCACACAGGCCACAGATGTTGTCCACGATCTTAGTGCTGATCTTGGGCATGAGCCTGCTATACTGCGAGCCAGCCGGATGCGTAAACTGCTCCACGCTTTCCCATGCTGTCCACACAACATTGATTCCCCAGGATTTCATGTGGCGCAGGGAATTAACCAAGTTGAACTGCATATATTGGTAATCGGCCATGGCCGGTACGCCCTTGTTTTTCCCCTGCGCCCCGAGGTCTGCAAGGATACAGCGCTCAAGTTCGCTGATATTATCCACGGCCACGGTTGTGATATTGTTCGCCTTGATAAAATCTGGAGTGATCTCGTGCAGGGTGTCCGTCCATGCGACAAATGTGCCCTTTATGCCTGCGGCATCATTCCTGCCCCTGTTTTCGATCTGCTCCACAAAAACCCTGCTCGTATCCTTTACGATCTCGCCCTTTGCAAGCGTGCGCATAATCGTGCGGTCAACATCAAGCACGAGCGTATTGCCTGCACTCTTTTCTGCGATAACCCCAATGGCCGTGGATTTCCCCACACCAGGCTTGCAGTACAGCAGGGCCGTAAACGGCAGATCATTGGCTGTAATCCTTTTCATGTTCATGGCTACCCTCCTTTTATTCCTTTTTGGTAAATTCGATGTATTCCTGCTCCGGATCATAATGCAGGCAGATGCTTGAGTATTCGCAGCGCCTGCCCCAGGCATTGCAATGCATGGTATTTTTGTGGCACATGATGGATCCATTTTTGCATTCCTCCATCTCGGCGCAGATGCACTCAAATTCCCGTTCAAACTGTTCAACCTCCGCATCCGTGCGCTCGATTACCATGAGCCGGATTTTGTTGTTGGTATCCTCATCATACCATGCAAGCATGCGCTCATAGAATTCCTGCTCGGTTTCATCCTTTTTGATGCGGATCGTTGGCTTTTTGCAGACCGTGTAATATACTTTCCGCGCCCCTGTAAGGCTCATGTATGCAAGTATCTGCTCATCCCACAACAGATTATATTCATACTCGCCACCCTCTGCGATATCGTTGCCGGTGGTCTTATGCTCCACAATACTGCCATCCTCGGCAATGCCATCCACGAAACCATGCAGGGTATGCTCCCCGATCTGCTTTTCAAACTCCTTTTCCGTTTCCACAACCTTGATCTGCGGCAGGATGTACTTTTCCCAGGCCTTTGCCATTGCGCATGCTTTGCTTGTATCCTCCTCGATACTTTCCCCACGCTCAAGCTGTTCCAAAAACTCGTGGTAATTCTTTCCGGTTTCCAAAGGCTCCGCAACATGTACGGGCACAAGCCCTTCCTTGTAGTTAAGTTCCCAGGCCCTGCGGCAGGCCTTAAAGGTCTTAATCTGTGTTATTGATGCTTTCAACTGGTTCCCTCCTTTCCATTGCTAATCTGATCTTGGCCTCTGTGAGCTTGGCGGTCTGCTCGCCTTTTTCCGCAGTGCGCCAGGTAACGATACCCACACCGGCGATCTCTGCGGCCTTTTCCTGCGTAAGGTTATGCTCGGCCCGATATCGTATCATAAGTTCCGGCAATGTCATTTTTCCACCTCCTTTCCGTGCATTATTATATAACATAACTGCATTGATTGCAAGCTATATTTATATATATTTATATATATTTATATATATTTATTCTTTTAATGTGTAGTATTGTGTAGCAATGTAGTATAATATAAAAAAGTAGTATAATATAAAAGTTGTATAGTGGGGTATAGGGATGTGGCCTATTTTCGTTCACACGTTCACGCCCATACCTCCATATCCACATAATCACATGCAATACCCTGGGCAGTTAATTCCTCAACCTTATTTTCCGCATCAAGCAGGCTGCCGGTCTTATAAAGCTTATTATCGAAATCAATCTCGCCATTATCATCCAGGGCACATACAACATAGCCGTTAAAATGATTTTTCATGCCTGCTCCTCCTTCTTAATGTAATACGAGATATTGGTGTATCGCGTGGTGTCATATCTCGGAGTAATCAGCACATAACCGGTGCCAAACTTGCCATTATATTCCTCAATATGGCCCTTCCCCTTGCGGCTTTCGTAGCCAACTCTCTTGGCTGTGTGATGCAGATAATACTCATCGCTGTTTACTAATTCGTCAATCGTAATATTTGTCATATCCTTGCCCTCCTTTGTGGTTGTTTCCCTTTGTTGATATCAATATACCACCTATTTTTGTCTATGTCAACACTTTTTTATTGATTTTTGTCGATTATTTTGCAAAAAAATCGCCCCCGACACGAGCAGCGCCCATGCCGAGGGGTAAGCATATAAGGTGGGTAGCCCAAACCGCTTACACAGCAATTATAGCCCGACTATATTTAATTGTCAAAGATTTTGCGCATAACTCCCGCGTACAGCCTTGGATTTAACACCTGCAAGGTACTCATCAACTCATCTATTATAGGCATGATATCATCAATGCGCATTCCACGAATCGCCTGCCCAAACTCTGTATCGCTCTCATATTCCGCTGTATACTCTTTCGGTGCGGCCTGTGAGTAAAACACAGGCTCGCCCATCTGTTCCTTTGGAAACAAATGGTCTTTTATCGTATAAAATGCGGCTAATTTTATGCAGGTGCTCGCGTTTGGTTTACGCTCTCCCTCGCAGGCGGCAATGGCCTCCTGCAAATCTTGTTCTGTTATCACAGGAGGCCACCTCCTTACATTTCGTTGAGCATCGCCTGTATCTTGTGCCTCATGTTGTCGTTAGGCGCACTTTGCATGATCTCCTGCAATTCCATGCGGAAATCATCCTCTGCTCGGGAATAGCCGCGGGCATACGAGCCGCCATCGGCGTATGATCCACCATCAGCATACGAGCCACCACGGCTTGCATATCTGCCCATTGAATCACGTTTGGCATTGGATCCACGGCCTCTTGCATACGATCTGCGGTATGCTCTGTTGCTCATACCATCATCGCCGTAATACTCGCCGCTGTATCCCTCGCTTTCCTTGGCCTCGATAATCTTATCGATGTTTTTGATGGCGTGTGCGAGCTTATCCACAACCTCAAGGCTCCCCACATCCATCTTGCCCTTTGAGCCGTATTCCTCAAGCTCCTTGCAGAGCATTTCCTTTAATTCGTACAGCTTATCCATTTTTTCACCTCCTTATGCAATGCGATCAATCACGAGATTGCTATTTGCAACGGTAACCGTAGGCGTGGGATCCACAGTAGGATCGGCAACCGTTGCATCCACATACCTCACGGAAAGCGAGAAACAGCACCCGCGCGGCACGGTTACGATGGACGTGGTCGTGAGATTTCCAAACTCATCCACGGCCTGCGGCGTAAAGATCGCCGTGCTACTCGGCCGAGCCTCGCCATTTACTGTGAGTGCCAAAGCCACAGGCGTTACGGCACCGCCATCGGGGATGGCAATATTGCCGTTGTATGTCACGCGATACCTCGCAAAGCAATTGTTAGTGATACCTTTGAGAATAAAAATCCCTGTTTCATCCTCGTGGTAAATATAGCCCTTGGTACACGGGATAGAAGCCGTAAAGATCACAGGCGCATTGAGTGCAACGGCCTGCTCTGCCACCGCTAAATATTCTGCCGCCATGGTATCACCTCCGATCACATACCGCATCCGCAACCATTGTACTGTGTGCAACAGTTGGGGTTAGCCACGATATAAGCGGGCCGAGGAGTAGGCAAAACATACTGTTCCACCTCATTCGCAAGCGCTCTCTGTCCTGCCTGTATTGCCGCGGTCTGTACATCCTGCGATGCCTGCCCACGCGCATACATCAGCTCGGATCTAAGCTGTGCAATAATATCATTTTTCTGCTCGATCTTATCGGCGCAGAGCTGATCGAGGATGCGCTGTGTGCTCGCTGTCTGCGATGCGATGATATCGCGCACGCCATCTGATACCGCCGCGCGATCTGCGCAATTTTCCGTGGCAACCGTATACTTGAGATCCGCAATGTTTGCGCGATTTTCACAGCAACAATTCTGCAAAGCGCTCTGCACTCCGAAAATGCTCTGCATATTAGCCATCTGCCGAGCGTTTGCGCCCTGCTCCACACCGGCAAAGCCGTTTGCGAGCGCCATCTGAGTATCCGAGCAACAATTGCAAAGCTGTGTGGATAAGCCCGTGATGCCATCGCGGATGCCTGCAATGCCATCGTTAATCATCGCATCACGGAAACCGTTGTTTGTGTTGGCAATGATGTTCTGCTGTCCGTTGGCAAGCCAAGGATAATCCCCACCAAATCCTCCGTTGGCAAAGCCACCATTCCCGTTGTTGCCCCATCCAAGGAGCAGGAGCAGGATGATCCAAGCCCAATCGCCACCGAAACCATTGCCGAATCCGTTACCGCCTCCACCATACATCGGAGCCACCGGCATAACCATTCCATTGCCATTTTCGCCATCTGTCAAAGCCATTGTTTTTACCTCCTATGATTTTTTTATTTATGTTGCAACCTTGCGCAAGGCGTGCTACACTAAAAAAGATAACAGTGCACAAGCTGTTTTCCCATTTGATCTAATGAGATATCCCGTGCCCGCGGGATATTTCATTTTCCAAACATTCTGCGCAATTCCTCGGCACGTTTTACGGCCCTATCATAATCCGCCTGCGTGATCTTTCCGGAATTAAGCAAATCCTGTATATGCTTGTTGGGATCCCCGCCAAGGCGCTGTTTAAGCTGTGCAATCTGTTGGAAAATGTTGTTACCATTCATTTGCTGATAAAGGTTATTCATCATCATCCGCCTCCCGCTTGTCGCGCCGTTTGATTGTTATCTTGTCAAGCTGTTTCTGTATCTTTTCCTCAAAGGCCGTGAGCTCGGATTTTGTCACATACTCGGGCACATCATCATGCATCAATGTGGGCATTGTCTGCCCCTGCTGTGCCTGCTCGCGGATGGTATAATCCAATATTTTCATTGTGGGCATCCCGCTTGCATCGGCTGATTTCAAATAAATGGTTTGCGCCTCGCTATCCCACAACTGCACTGTTGTATTCGGAGCCACGAGATAAGCCTTTGCTCCTGCCTCACCGCTAACCCAAATCAGCGAGTTGTTTGTGGCCTGCTGTGCGGGCTGTACGGGCTGTACCGTTGGTTGTGGTTGTGCCATATATTGCGAATAAACAGGCTGATACGTTACGGGAAAACCATTACCATAAGCCATTGAAATCACTCCTTTCTATACCACACATAAATCGGGATTTCGCGGGAACTATCCCAGGAATCGTATAAGTTACCATCAACAACTGTTGCAACATGGCCACCCATACCAAGTACAAAAACACCACGGGGATTATCAATGCAAAAATCACGCACGGTATAGCACTCTGGGCAGGAATTAGGTATTGATTTTCTATAAAAGCCCTCCTGCCGCAATACAGCGCCCCACACGCTATCACCGCTCGGCATATCACCCATATCAAAGCCTGCCTTGCAAATCAGCAGATATGCCGATTCCCAATCAATTTTCAACGCCTTGGCCACAGCTCGTACCGCGCAATCGCCAACCATTCTGCCTGTTGGATTTGGATTATACGGGATCCACATTGCCTCTCCTCCTGTATCAAGAATATAAAAAAAGCATCGCATACGCTATGCTGTAAAAGTGCGGTTTTGGTGCAAAAGAAAACAGGGATGTTGGAGCATCCCTGTTTCCTTGAAAGGAGAACCAATTCTATGGCAAGTAGGCAAATAGTTTATCCTGCGCCTTGTATACGATCTGCTTTACCTGTCTAACCGACAAATCAAATTCTTCGGCCAATGGCTCAAAACAGATGCCATCGATGAGCCTGCGTTTTAGTATTGCACGGTCACGCTCGGAATGTATAACCTCATCAATGGCGCGGCGTATTTCGCTGTTGGTGTAATCTTTCACTTTTTGTTCGCGCCACGGCCCACATTTTTTACACGGCCTGTGCCGTTGCAGTTAGGGCAGGTATGTGTGCCTGTTCCCTTTTTACGCCTGCCACTAATTGTCTGCTTGGCCTTGCCCATCAATCGTTACCTCCCCTGTTCCGTTTAATACGATATCACCGCTTTCGTTTTCTGCCTCCTGCGTGATCGTATAACTCTCATACTGTGCCTCATATAATATCCATGCAAGGTTACTTACAACAAGCAGACCTGCAAGCATCATTATCGTTATCCATAATCGCCTGTTTATGCGCTCAAATCGGGCCATAGCGCCCTCATAAGCAATATATGGTATATTTGTATGCTCTGCCATTTAAGCCTCCAATTTGGCCCGTGTAGCAGGCCCCACAATGCCATCCACAGCAAGCGGTGGATTATCTGCCTGAAAAGCCCGCACCGCTTCATCCGTTTTAGGCCCGAAAATTCCATCAATATCAACATGATAACCATGGTTAACAAGCATGTACTGTATCCACCTCACACCATTGCCACTGTTACCCTTGCGCAGGTTATATGTGGGCATAGCATACGGGCATCCAGCAACACTGTCCGATAAAAACAGATCATGCTCCCACCGTCTGCGCCGCACAAGGCCTGGAAGCGTATTTCCTGCCGCGTCTTTCACGTACAGAAGCATAGCGTCTGCGATCTGCTGCAGGTTGCGGTTCTTTATCAGGCGCTGCAAATTACCAGGTCCGCAGTTATAGGCAAACGATACAAGCGCATCAAACTGATTTTGTGAGAGTGCAAGCCCAGTACCCGTCACATACCCTTCAAACCTTCCTATGTCAACCTTAAAAAATTCATGCGCCTGCTCTTTTGTAATCGTCATATTAGGCGTTACATCAGGGCCGTGGTGTCCATAACCAATCGTGTAGTACTGCTCCGCAGCTACGGGCTTGTATGCGTGAAGGACACAGCCTTCAAACTCTTCAATCTTCCGCAGTGTCTGATCCGTTGTTCTCATGCTTCACGTCCTCGTTAATGTCAATCGTCTTGTGTGCGCCGTCCACGTAAGCTTCGCAGGCCGCATAGATAGCGGCAGACAACACACCACAGACCATTCCCGTTATCGTGATCCATTTTTCATCTGTAACGATACCGGCTATGGAAGCGGCGATAGATCCGAGAAAAGCAGCAACAGAGATCCAAAATTTACGGCTCGTCAATTTGTTCCGCATTTTTATTATCATCCTCCTTTAGCTTAAAAATTTTTATCAAAGCGCAGGAAAGTATCTCTCCGCCGAAGCACGAAAATACACACGTACAAAGCGTGGATTTCTCGATACCCGTGATGGTGCTTGTCACAAATTCCGCTACCGTGAATAACAGCAGGATCGTAAGACTGAAAATAACGTATTTATCAAGCCCCGATAGCTTTTTTGATATTTTCAACCTCTACCTCCAGCTTGGTTATGCGGTCTGCGAAACTGTTGTGTTTCCGCACTTCGTCAGCAAGTGCCGTAATCTTCATGTCAAGGTTACGGATCTGCGTATCTTCCACCGCCTGCGCCGTAATAAGATTGGACTCTATCTTTTTGTTGGATGATATATTAGAAAACATCACACCAAGAAAAGATAGCCCGCCCGTAATCAATGCTACAATAACATTCTCCATCATTTAATCCCTCCGGCTTAATCATAGCATATCGCCATAAGCCGCGCAAGTTATTCCTCATCCTCATACGGCTCGCCGCAGATTTCCTCGTACTCCTCCGGCGTGATCGCTCCCAGCTCCACATACCGCCGCAGCTGGTCAATGGTCACGTACCCCTTGTCATAACGGGATTTGATCGTTGCATACTTTTTGCTGTGTGTTTTAGCCATTTCTTATTCCTCCTTTGCTAATTCAAGTTCCATAACTCTGATATCAAGATCTGTTATTTCCTGCTCCGCTTCGAGCATTGCAAGATCGCCCTCTGTAATGGTCTGCTCTGCTTCAAGCATTGCCAGGTCATTCTCGGTTATTTCCTGCTCCGTGGCAATAATCCCAGGCGTAAACTTATCAGTATAGCGGTAATGATTACTGATAGCATACCACGCATACTTATTCCCCTCGGAATCCTCGGCATACTTTACCTGCCTGTCCACATAAAAGCCATCCGTGATAATCTGATCCTCGTACTTACGCTCAATTATACACTGCCCCTCAAATAATGTCACGTTATCGGGATCCTTTACCTTTACTGTTTCGCCATATCTCTGCGAGTAGCCAAAAACATATTCCATTTTGCACCTCCTTTAACTATTTGGCGGCAGTATCATAAGCCGGCAACCAACAGCACCACCAGATCCGCTTGAACTCATATTTAAATATATAGAAAATGCACCATTATCCTGTATAGAATTATAATGGCCGCCTACATACGTAGCAACGCCAGATGATGAAAAGATACATTTATCTGTTATATACGTAGTCGAATTCCCGTTTGCGGCTGATGGAAATAAAGCATACTCAAAGCCAGAAGCAGTAGGCTCCGTCCAACTACTGATAAAACCGTTCAGATTATAATTTATACTACCAAGAGATGTCCCGCCGGAAGAATCAGCAAAATTAGCAGGATTTTTAATGCCGTACATATTCCCGCTGTATAAATACACACCATCACACCAATCTCGCACATTACCCCACCAATCCTCAATGTACCGATATTGACACCCAAAGCCGTATGCTGCTCGGCTTGTTTGCACTGTACCTGTATGGTAAGTCATGCTGTCAGTTTTACCCGTATATGATGCACCACCATCATCTCCACCACCATATCCGATTTTTGATTGAGCGTTCCAATTCGCAAACTCTACCAGATACAACATGTTAACCGTCCACCACATTGCATAATCCATTTGCCAAATATTAGAACCAAGATTATGTATGCCGGATCTTGCTGTTGCTCTTGATATTTGATTTTTAGGAATAACGCCACTTGCGCTTGTATAATTACTTGATGAACAATGATAGCGACCAACATAAACAAAATCACGCTCCCCTACACCATCCCCACGGTCTGCATGGGCAGGTGAAACGTGCCATCCTGTTCCTGTTTGCTCAACAGGCGAAATCTGCAATTTCATGGAGCTTCCACTTCTCGTCCACTTGTACCAAAATTTGGGGATCTTAACAATCTTACCAGCACTAGCGTTTGAGATTACTTCCATGTCTTTCCACGGCGAGATAGTATCAAACGGGCTACTTCCCGTAGTCCATGAGTTACCGCTTTTCATCTGCGGCACAGGATCTGTAAATCCTGCGGCATCATCCGTGCGTGTCCATGCAGACGAGCTGCTGCCGTCCCACTGCACGCCATAAATTCTTTCTGGAGACAAATGAACTGTTACCGCAATCGTTTCCGTTATTGCATAATAGTTTTGTGACGCTGCAACACTTACTGTGATAGTTGCTGTTCCGTCAATATCGCCAGCGGCCTCTATAGAAATCTTGTTGGGAATGTCATCATATACTATACATACAGACGTATCGGATGAGGTTGCTGTTACTGTTCCAGTTGCCCCGCTATATGATACGAATGTGCTGTATATTTCATTTTCAAGCGTTACACTATTGGCTGAAAGAGTAATACTTCCTGGTGCCTTCGATATGCTCCATGTTCCCGTTATGTCGGACGTTGTACCATCTGACCATTCGGTGTTATCCGTATCATTTAAGCTAATATAAGCAGTATACGTTCCTGCATTTACGGCAGAAGTATCGCCACTTGTGGTCATGTAATTTGGATTGTAATTCCGCAGCAGGCAGTATATTGTCGATCCTGTATACTGATTTGCGGGCGGTGTGGAAATGCTTGCCTTAGTTAAAGACAGCTTCGATATCGTCCACATTCTTGAAAGCTGTGCAGTTGTTCCGTCACTCCATTCTGTATCGCTCGTATCAATCAGATCAATATCCAATGTATATATCCCTGCATTAGTGCCGGAAGTCTGCCCGGATAATGTCATATACGTAGCATTATAATTTTCAAGTGTGGGGCTTTTTGATGTGCCATCATAAGTAATGGTTCCGCTTGCTATAGTAGGCTTTGTCAGCTGCAATTTTGCAATCGTCCATACTACTGATTTAACACCAGTTGTTCCATCTGTCCATTCCAAATTACCGCTTGCAAGCGTAAATCTAACAGTATACGAACCTGCTGCTGTTGCGGAGGTCGTGCCGCCCACGGTTATCTGATTGGCGTCATACGTACCGATTGTTACACTAATACTGTTACCACTATATGTGTATCCCGTGGTTATAACCGTAGGAACAGCCACACGCTCCGCGCCGATGCTCCATGTGCCGAATTTCTGCGTGATCGTGTTATCAGTCCATGATGTGTTGTCCGTATCCACAAGGTCAAAATATACCGTATACGTACCGGCAGCGCTCGCAGATGCGGTTCCCGATTGCGTAATATCATTTGCATCAAATGCGCTTATCACAGCGCTCTTTGATGTACCATCATAGGTGTAACTGCCTGATACTGTTGGGATCGTAATTGTACGCTTTGCGATGCTCCACGTTACGCTTTTTGCCCCGGTGGTTGTATCCCACCACTCATACCCAGGTTTGGGCGTAAAAAGTGCGGTGTATGTGCCTGCATTTGTCGCAGATATATTGGATGCAGTAAGCTCGTTGGTGTTATAGTTGGTAAACTGCATGGTCTGCTCACTGCCGTTATAAGTAAGCGAGGACACAGGTACGGGCAGCTGTGATATAACGCCACGGGCCACAGTAACATTTAATGATGTACCGTATGTTACAATGTTATCCGTGGATATAGGAAAAAGGCGGTAATAATACGTATCGCCATAATTTAAGTCCTCATCCGTGTATCCATAAGTGCTGTACTGATTACGCACATTATTGGTAACGAGCAGGGTACCGTCTGTTATACCAGTAGGAGCGGATCCCAACTTACGCACAAGCAACGTGCATTTCCATGTGGCTATCGTTTCCCCGCCAACAATAACATCCTGCGGATCGCTCCACTTAACCACAACATTACGTGTGCCACCGATAATCACGGCAGATGCGCCCGATACATCCGGCAGGCGCACAACACCCGTACCACTCACAGCATGGATTGTTCCGTCCGGATCAATCATAATTGTTTCCCCGTCCGGCTTAACCTTGCCCACAAGCTCCTGTGTGGCAATCGGCACCTTAACAGCCTCGATTGCACGGGTAACGGCCCTGTTTTCCACAGGCTTATGGCTTGTATTGGACAGCTCGGCATCAACCTCGGTCTTACCGTCCACATATGCTTTGATACCGCGACTTGTTACAGGCTTATCACTGTTTATAGTCGGTGTCTCGTCAAATATAAGCTCATCCTGCTTTCCGGCAACGCGCAGAAACAGATCATTGACACCCTCGATTATTTCATCAACGGCCCGTTTCGCTTCTGCATCCACATTCTGGATAGCGTTATCCATCTGGTTAAGATTGCTTGCATTTATAGGAGTGGCGGTACTCGGCTCATTTTCCCAACCCACACCATTAGTATACTGTCTTGTGTATGCCATAATATCCTCCTATCGGGAAACTATCTTGGCCCTTAGATCCTGTATGCCGGTTATTGTCTGTGTCAATATCGGCGTAACTATTGTATCATGCTGCGCTCTCAAAAACAATGTATCGCCTATTTCAATATTTGGTAATGCACGCATAGTTATATCACTTGAATAATAGCGGAATTTACGCAGCATGGCAACAAGGCCTGTTATAAGGTCAGTAAGCGCACTCTCTGTGTATCTGCCGCCGCTAATCATGCTGTTGCTTGATATATTATAATAAGGCATATCGGGGTTATCATCATCCGGATCAAACAGCACACGATATTCTGCATCATTGCCATCACTGTCTTTATATGCCGCATATATGCCTTTATAATAGAATACGCCCTCATCCCATTTTGCTGTGATAAATTCGCCTGTGCCGATATTTGCACTGTTGACCTCACTACAAGGATACAAGGTATCGCTCGGATATATCTCCTCACTCGGAAAAAGAAACGTGCCATCAAGCAGCTTGTATTCCCGAAACGTACCATCACGGCCCAGGCCTCCGAATTTTCCTTGCAACTCAAGCATATCCTGCATGGATGCCTTTACCGCGATATCCGAGATCGGCACAGCCGGAGAATACCGTGTGCTTGTGCCAATCTTAACCTGCTGTGTTACAATGGTTGACGGATACGAGTGGCTTGATAATATTGCTATTGTTAGCGGTTCATAAAAATATTTTTTAATCAGGCCATCCGGTTCCCATATCTCAGTATTAAAATCTGCATTTCCCGCTGGCGATTCCACGCGTACATGCATCATAAACGGCAGCGCTACCGTTTCCCCGTTACTCATAACATAAGAGTTAAGAGGTGCAAATCGGTAGGAATCAGCAAGCACATAATCATCATCCGTATTCTGGAAAGCAGGATTGGTCTTATTATTGGCTGCATAATACCATTGAATAAAGAATATGCAGGAATATATATGATGTATGCGCTCTTTTAACCGTTTCCAACTGCGCCTGCTATCGTAAGTTTTGCCAACATCATATTTTGATTCAAAAAAGTTGATAAATGATCTTTCCTCGTAAGCAGCATCCTCCATGTAATAATCCGGAGCCTTAAAATAAACCATATTACAAGCCTCAAATATGGTATTGGATGATGCCGGTAATGTTTCAATGTTGTATGTAAGATCATATATAATTTCAATCGCATCCTCGTTACCTGTTCTTTTGTTGTAAAAGCGTACCGTGCGCCGGTCTGAAAACTCATAATATGGCGTTGTTGCAACATCCGTATTAACGCCACCGGTTATATCGGGATCAAACATATCCTGCCCCTGCAATATCACATAGCTTGCGTTATTCCAAAACAGCGCAGTTTTTGAGGAGCTGTATGTATAATAAAACATCTTTCGTCTGTCATACTCACACAGACCGTCCATCTGTATCACATACTCGCCGCTGCCGGACAATCCATAAGATGTGCCGATTACCTTGCGCAGATTTAATGCACTGTCCCTCTCGCAGCTTGTCACGATAAACGTGCCATAATGCAGCACATAATAAACAAACGGCACATCTGTGCTTGTCTGCCCATACTGTGCCCGCTCCTCTGCTAATAAACTCGATATATCAATCTCCATCTGCACATGGATTATCTTGCGCTTGATATTCTCGATGCCCACGCACTGAAAAGTGATAACATTGGCCTCACACAGACCAAACTTTACAGGCACTCGGCTCACAAGCGATTCATCAAATTTCATACTTTCCTTTATGAGCTGATCGTTTACGATATCATCACGATCTCCATTGGGGAAAGTAACACGGAAATTTTTAAGCACATTATCCTGCTTGAGCAGGCGCTTGATGCTGTCTGGTATAGTAATCATTATCGCTCCTCAATCGTCAAAACAACGCTAAAAAACACTTTTTGATAATTAAAAGCCTTGGTTGCAATAGCAGGTGTTGTGCTTAACGTAACATAAGCATCCACTGTGCGCATCTCGTTTGCGTTGTTAACGTACAGCAAAACGCTGTGGCTGCCCTCTGCGCTCTCATGTGATTTAAGATGGTCAATAAGCTGTGTATATGTGTACGGGTTAAGCGCAAGGGTTACAGTTCCTGCAACACGCTTGCGCACAACCGTGCGGTGTTTTCTCCACCATCCATCCACGTAATCCGTGCCGCCATACTCCGGAGCCTCGCTCATATTATATGTTCCTGCTGCAATATAATCATCACAGGCCCAATTATCAATAGCAATCAGCATATCACACCTCCGTCATGGAAAGGCGGTTATATCCGCTTGCGTTGGTAAATACGCGGTTCTGATTTTCCACCACTCGGAAAATATCAGCAGCATCGCCCTCAAGCGAGATATCAAGCCCTCTGTCCACAATCTCCTGTAACAAGTCTACCATTTTTCTGACATAAAATCCATCACTTGTTACTGCCGCATCATTGGTCCTGGCGCTGCTCACATTAACCTTGTACTCCGGCACATCGATTAAATTCTTGAAATCGAACGCATCACGCACAGCATCGGTAACGATATCGGCGTTTTCTGTTACACCCTCGGCAAATAATTCCATCATATCCGGTGCGAACGTGTGGAATTTTGAAAGCGGCCCCTCTTTTGGCTCGGAAAAGCCGATAAAATCGGCAATTTTATCGCCCATCTGTCCCAGACCGTCTTTAAGGCTGCCCCAGCCATCCTTTATGCCCTGCACAAAGTTGGCAATCAGATCCTTGCCCCACTCAAGTGCCTCTGTAATGCGAAATGCTCCCTTAATGCTTTCCCACACGTTTTCAAAAAACTGCCCGATTGTACTAAAAGCGGCTTCGATATTCTTTTTGGCCTCGGAAAACTTTTCCTTAAACCATGTACCAACCTTGGCAAACACATCCTTGATGGCCTGCCAAACCTTGCTCATGTTGTCCTTTACTTTATCAAACTGCTCCTTGATATTGTTTTTGACGGTTTCAAAGATGCTCTTAAACCACTCTCCTGCGCCCTTAAACGCATCCTCAACTCTTACCCATGCATCCCCGAATATCTGCCCGATACCGTCCACCACGGGGCTAAATGCGCCCAAAATCGCCACAATAATCTGCGGTATCGCTTCAATCAATGCCATACATATTTCCGGCAGGTGCTGTGCAAGTGCCATTACCAGGGTAACCGCGCCCTGTATAAGCACAGGCGTGCAGGCGATCATTGCATTAACAATAGCCTCCATAATCTGCGGCAGTACAACAATAATTGCATCGATAATATCCGGCAGATTCTGCGCGATCATTTCAATCATTGCCACGATGCCATTTATTACAATCGGCAGGTTTGTGGCTATATCGTCTGCGATAATCTGTATCAGTTCCGGTAAAGCCTCGCCTATTGCAAGGATAAGGTTAGGCAGCTCGGTTATGATGCCATTTACAAGCTCCAAAATCCCGCTCATGATAACAGGAGCGCTTGCAGTAATCGCACCAACAAGCCCCTTAATAACCTGCGGTATCATTTTTACGAGCTTTGGCAGGCCCTTTATGATGCCATTGCCGATTGTAACCGCAAGATTTACGCCCGCTGTGACAATCTTTTTAATGCCGCTCGGATCAGATAACTTTTTCCCCAGGCTATCAAACAGCTGCAAGCCTGCATCAAGTATAACGGGCAGAGCCTGCGTGAGTGCATCTGCGATTGATACCACAATATCCGGCACCTTTGCCACAATCTTATCAACAAGAGGCGGCAATGCACCTGCAAGGCCATCAAACAGGATGCCCGCAAGGTTAAGCAGCACATCAAGCGCACCATCAAGGTTATCCGCTATCCCGTCCACAATGGATGTGAGCAGATCGGTGCCAAAACTTACCACCTCCGGCAGGCTGTCCGTTAAAACGCCCACAATGGATGGCACCACCTGCTTGAGCATACCCACAACCTTGCCCGATATATCGCCAACCTTTTCTAGCATGGAGGAAAAGCCCTCTGAAAACTTTTCCGGCCCGCCCTCTTCGCCTGCAAGCAGGGCCGTAAAGCCCTCCATGATAAGGTTTAGGCTCGGCAGCAGTTCGCTTGTAAGGCCGCGCTGTATGCCGCTTACTGCGGTCTGTAAATCCTGCAAGTTATCCTTAAACTGTGCAGATGCTTTAACCGCCTCATCCGACATAACGCCGCCAAGCTCATGCACACGATCACGCATGGCCTGCGTTTCCTCTGCCGACTGGTTAAGCAGGGCACCAAGTTCTTTTGCGGATCCACCAAGCAGCTTATTTGCAAGCACTGTGCGCTCTGTGCCTGCCTCCATGCTCTGCAAGCCCTCAATGGTTCGTGCAAACAAATCCTCCTGCGAGAGTGTAGCAAGCTCCTCCTCGGATATGCCGAGCTGTTTGAAAGCATCGCTGTCATCCTCCGCTGCCTTGGCCAAAGTTGTCATACCGCGTTTCATGGAATCGATGCTTGTGCCTGCGTGCTGCATAACGGCATCCCACTCCTGGTAAGCCTCGGCGCTCATGCCCAGCTTTTGGCTCATTTTGTCGATATTATCGCCGTATGATGCCGCCTCCTGCGCACCACTCACAAGCGCACCCGTGACAGCCGTAGCAGCCCCCACAGCGGCCACGCCAACCTTGGCCACCGTAGCAAAGCCTGCGCCGATTGCCTTTCCGGCAGAAGCAAATTTTGTACCAAAATCAGAGGCCTTGCTTTCGGCCCCTGTTAAACCCTTATCATATTCCGATGTATCGAGGGAAAGTTTAGCAAACAGATCAAATACATCCATACAGCCTATCCTCCAAACGATAATCCCGCTTTTTGGATGATATCCATGGCGATATCATCGCCCGTGCGGGTATCCTCTTCAACAGGATACCATATATCCTGCAATGTTTTCGCCACAATCTTATTCTGCGGAGCGTAATACAGGCTGTTGGCTATATATAAGCGGTATATCGTGGCTCGTTGCTCGTCCTCAAGCCGCGCCAAAATATACCGCACATAATTTTTTAAGCTCTTTCTGTTGCCTTGGTATTCGCCGTAACAGCGCCAAAATACGCGCTCTCCGTCTACTCCTGCTCCGCAGATACGAAAAAACCGCGCAACTCCTCATTATTCATGATTTCAAGGATCACGCCCACAAGGCGTGTTACGATATTAAGGCCATCAAGCGGAGTGGGATCAATGCGCAGCATAATCTCCATGGCATCCTGCTTGTGGTCTGCAAGGATACTCTTGGCGATGTCAATGGGCTTTTTTGTATTGACCACCTTTTTTGTTTTCTCATCGCCCAGGATGCGGGCCATGGGGCCTATCAAATCGCCCCACAGCTCCAGCGCCTCCTCATCCTTGTAATCAGTAAGTTTTTTCATTTTGGCTACCCTCCTTTGGTTGATTATTCGTTTGTTACGGTTACAACGCATGTATCTCTAAACGTCTGCCCGTCAACTGTAATGCTCGCGGTAATCGTGCTGGTTCCTGCTGCCACGCCATTTACCACACCGCCGCTTGTAACGGTTGCAACAGAATTATTTGAGCTTGCCCATGTTACAACAGCCGCCGCAGGACTTGTGGTCGCGGTAAGCGTTTCGCTCGCATTCTTTACGATACTCGTGGTTGACTTGTTGAGCGTAATGCTGCCTGCCGGTGCGCCCTCTTTTACATAGATTTCATAGGGCACGGTATCCTGTGATGCCATGCTGTAATGGCCTTCAAAATTGAAAGCAAACTTGCCCTTTTCCTTGTCTGTACTCTGAATCTGAAAGCCTCCGGTGTTCAGCGCGTTCATCAAGTGAATCGCCATAAAGCCCGCATTTGAGCCGGTGTTCTGATCGGAGTAGTCTCCAATCCACCAAACGTCTGAAAAGTCTGCCGCGATCACATCATTACGCGGTACGATATGGGTGGCATCGGATCCATCCACATCCGCAGCACCAACGAGCATCTTTGCAATCGCCGCAGTAACGGTAACAAAGGTGCCGCTCATGGTAACTGCGTGATTGTCGAGCTTTTTAAGCTCCATCATATTCTTGGGGCAGGAATCAACATCTTCGCCCATATCCTTAAACGTCATGGCATCCGTAAACTGCACGCCGCCAGACGTTGCGCCAATGAGGTTACCGATGGTTCCTGTCGCGGGCGTAAAATCATCCACAAGGATACCCGCATTCATTTGAAGTTGTTTGAAAGTGTTAGCAGGAATCTGCGTAAATTTCATTGTTTTTCCCTCCTTTTAGGTTAAATATTCGACCTCTATATTTAAGACGATACGCCGCACCATGTTATCGCTTGGCTCATCCATCCTCTGCGCCCATGGCTGGCCTCGTTTTATCCAAATGGCGCCATCATCACACGCCACCTGCCTGCCTCCTCTGCCGATAAACTCGGCAATCTGCTGCTCCTTGGCTGTTATATCTGCCCAGGATGCAGACCGATACCACAGGGATGCGCTCTGTGCAAGTGTTGCGCCAAAAAAATCCTTGGATGCCTCATAAGTGATATACGGCAGCGCCGCATCATCCGGCACCGTGTTTTCGTCATACGCGGGCAGACCAAAGCTGCTCCAAAACGCCTGTAATGCCTGTAATGCCGTCATGTTGGTAAGCTCCATTCCTCGGCAGACACCTGCCGCATGTTGAGCGTGGAGCTTGCCGGTGTGCGCTTATCATCGCCATCAGACGTTACGCGGAATATTTTGCCATCACGATCACGCTTGAAAACATCATGGTACTGTAAGTTAAGCGCCTTGCTTGTGGTCACGGTATAAAGCCCCGTAACGCCCTGCTGCTGCGCCACACGGGCCTGCATGGAGTTATCAAGCACGATTGCCGCATCAAACTCTGCACCCTCCACATACTGCGTGATATAGCCGCCATAGCCATCTGCAACGGTCTGCTTGTCAAGCATTATGCACTTTTCCATCGCCTCGCTTAACAGGCTCATATCACTCTGATCCTCCGGTACTGATTTAACCTTGATGCAAATGCGCTCTGCCAATCGGCGCCAGCGCTTGATGATCCGTTATTGCTGCCGCCGCTCTTGGAGTAAGAATACCCGCCAAAACTCTCACTGTTATAAGGAGACATTGCAGGGCTGTCAAGGTTTCCGTTTTTCTCCTGCCAAGCTGCAATCTCTTCTGCAAGTGCAAGGAAATCGGCAGGCGGGGACATGATCCAGATGCCGCCGTGGAAATCCTCATCCACAAGCTCAAATTCGCCATCCTTGTTACGCTTATGCACGCCATCATTGCGCCTGCTGCCAACGATCCGGATATAATCCGTTGGAATAACAAGAGCAGGCGAGATAGCGCCATCAACTATGCTCCAATCGCCTATATTTATATCTACGGCGTATGTAAAGTAGTTTTTAATGCTTGCGCAAATCTCGCCTAACATATTATCTCTCCTGTTTCTTTCGGCCCCTCTTGGGAGCAGGTGCCGCAGCCTTTTCCTCCACCTCCGGCGCGTTCATAATTTCCACATCATCCGCAGGCTCCTCGGGTTTCGGCTCCTCCTGCGCGGCAGTGGCATAGGCTTTAGCCTCCACCCAACCGCTTGAGAGAAATGCCGCTATATGGTTATCATTCGTAAGTTCCATTGTTGCGCCATCTTTTGTAACGATCATATCATCACTCCTCGTTTACCGTTAAGCCGGTAAGCCCATAGATACGGCTGTACGATTCGCCATCCTTTGTTGCTGTAACCTTGATTTTCTGCGTATCCTTATCCGCGATGCGGAAAATGTTGATACCATCCGGATCAAGCGTTACAGGGCCGTGGAATCCGTTTACAACCTCAACCGTAAGTACGGCATCTGCTACATCACAGGCAAAGTGCAGTGCAAGATAATTGCCGCTTGCCTCATCCCCGCTAAACGCGCTGGAATAATCTGCAATGTATTTCAAGGTACCCGTGATCTCATCGCCCACGATTGCGATATCACTCTGCAAATCTGCTACAAACTTTCCGAACAAATCCTCACTTGCAGAGATTTCGGTATCTGCTTCGACACTGGTAAGGTCAGTGTCGATTAAAAAGTTCCGAACAGAGTGGCGATAGCCTTGGGTCTCGTAACCTTTGCGCCATACACATGCAGGCCTCTTACTGCATCGCTAAAGGATGCCTCGGGCCGCAGGGCCTCGGTCTTTATGATCTGCTCCGCATAGGTGGTTGCATCACTGATCTGTGCCGTGATGCTGTAAACAGGAGTGTCCGCAGAAGTCTTAACCACATTGTTGCTCATGTAGATGTCAAAGCCTGCCACACGGCCCACAAGACCATTTACGATGGTACCCTGTGCCACGCCGGCAACAGAGGTAAAGCGTGCATCCTGCAAAAGCAGTGCATAAGCCTCGGGCGGGATCACAAGCGTGCGCCCCTGTGTGGGTACGTTCTGCTTGTCCAGCTTTGTGCGCAGAGCCACGATATTCGCATAAATGTTTGCCGTGGTCAGAGCGATAGGCGATCCGGAAGATCCCACATAGTTATCGCTTGAGCCTCCTGCTGCGATCTTCCCAAGCAGGAAAGCATCGGATACATCTGCAAGCGAATAGGATGCGCGGCCCATAGCCGTATCCATGATATCGCCTGCTGCCTGCGCCTTATCCACATCATCAAGGTTAAAAGCAAAGTACTTCTGCTGATCGATAACCAGTGTCTGATCGCTTGTGGACAGTGCATCATAAGTCAGATCGGTGCCCTGTGTATAGGTACGCACCTCAACATCGCCGATGGTGTTGATGTGCACGGTATCGCCCGCGTTCTTGATCTCGCCCTCGTAATTCCGGTTAACGAGGTTGGTAGCGACATGATTCTTTTCCAGGTTATACAAGAGCCTTGCGTTCCAAAGCTCGGGGATAAAACTTGTAACAGCCATCCTTTTATTCCTCCTTAAATCTGATTGTTATTGAGGGATGTTTTAATATCATCCCAGTTTTTATTGATCTCTTCCGGTGTCATACCCTTGATATCTTCTCGGGTAAAGGCTTTGGTCGGTGTTGCTGCCGGAGGCGTCGGGGTTTTGGCACCCTGCTTGCCCTCGGTTACAACAAAATCAGCCCACTCACTCTTGATGCTTTCCACAACAGCTTTTGCATCCTTGATCTTGCCATCCTTGTCAAGCTCGATCTTGGACATATCGGATACGCGGATGATCGCATCATATCGCTTGTCGGATACACCTGCCTGCTTGAGCAGTTCACGAAAAGCCCTTTCCTTGGCACTCTGTGTCGCCTTGGCATCCACATCTGCCTTGTACTCATCATACTCGGTCTGCAATGCCTTGAGCTTTTCTGCGGTCTTTTCTGCCTCCTCAAGTTTGGCCTGCGCCTTAACAAGATCCTTTTCCACAGTCCCTAAACGCTCGGCCTCTGCCTTGTACTTGTCGGCATCTGCCTTGTAAGTATCCCGCTCCTTGGCAATCTCATCAATAACAGCCTGGTGTGCATCGATAATCTGTGATACCTTGTCCTCGTCCAGCTCCATTGCTTTAAGCATTTTTCTAGTAAGTGCCATTTTACCTATCTCCTTTGCTCCGGTGGCCATGCTCGGCCATTTGATTGGTTTTAAGCGGCTGTACCTCGCCCCTTTGGGTATAAAATACCACACACGACATCTTGTGTCAATACAGATACAACACCACAATATCTTGTGTAGCTGTGAACGAGTTTAGGCTCTCCCCCTATAACCTTCTTATATACTTTTATTTCTTATATACTTTTTTATTTTACACGAAAATACTACACGAAAAAAATATAATATAAATATAATAAATATATATATAATAGATATTATAAGGGTTTGGTTATGTAAAATAGAACAAATGTTCGATAAATTATCCTACACATCCTACACGATACTTTCCGACAGAAAACAACAAAATATGGACGGTTGTTATACAACAAACCGCCCACGTGTAACATGAAAACTGTGTAGGATCATGCACAAAATTTTAGGTTTTAAGAGCTGCCTCCATGATCGCACTGTAATGCTCGCTGTGATTTGTGGCGGCATCCCGCAGAAAATGATTTTTGCCTGTGATATGCTTATATTCCCCATATTCTACATAAGGCGCATACTCCACGTTGGTGCCGATATATACGGCATCCTCATTATCTACAACCTCGTGCGTGATACTATTGCGCAGCCTGCCGGTATCCACTGGGCACTCATCCTTGGCGTATCCCTCGGCCTCCTGCCCGATGGCCTCAAGTGCTAACGCCACCTGCTCACGCATCGCGGCAAGCACCTCCGGCGCTTTACTTGTTATCTGCACGCTTGCGATCTTTGCCATAATATCACCTCATTTGTTTTATATTCGTAATCAGATGCTTTCCGTAAAGTATCATATTACTTTCGTCAATATCAAGCAAAACCTCTTTAGCATCATGTGGTATGTGGAGATCCTTTAATTTGTAACTCTCATCTCCTATTCTTTCCGTATATTTTCTTAAAATTTTATCCTGCTCAATGGTAATTATCATAATTATATTCCCCCGTCAATAATTTATAAACTGTTGTTGAAATCTCTCTTGGATTGTCGCTTGTCATATATTCACATACGGATTCTGCAACAAACTCATCAACATTTCGCAAACCGTAATATGATAAAACCTCTCCTGCTTGTTTTATTTTATCCATATCCTCATCGCTACCTTGCCATTTTTCAACACCAAGATCCTTTTTTGTTTTTTCAAAAAGATCCTGTAATTTTGTGCTTTTATATTCACTCGGAACATACGGTGCAAGGCCCTTTTGTACTGCGTGGCCTAATTCGTGTGATAATACCGTTTCAGCTTCTCCCGTAACCCACCATCCAATCTCTTTTTGCTCGATTGCCATTTTCGTTGTTTTTTTCACGGCATTGGTGGATGATACATCACGCTTTTTTAGTAAAATTGATTTTGCGGCGGGCTGATATCCTGCAACTGCTGATAATTTAGGAACAATGCGCACTTCATCGAGCACGCCCATTTTATGAAGATCTCCAAATTTGTTGTAATAATCTGTTATCGTTTTATTTAACATGTTAGCATACTCAATATTTACAAACTCAAAATCAGAGCACGATAATCCTAACACCTTTTCCAAATACTCGCGCGCCTCCTCGATTGTTTTTGCAGGCGTAAACTCGATGCCTTTTTGTGGCTTTTCTGCCTCCTGCGGCTTTTCTTTCGGTTCCATACCTCGCGCCGCCTGCTCTGCCGCTATCTGCTTATCATGCATGGTAGTATCACGCTCGTGGCCTACATACGATATCGAGCCATCTGCGCGGCGAAATCCCACGATCCTATCCCGCATCGAGCAGCGGCAGTTCCAGATTTCGCTCCCGTCCTCGCACTCCGGATCTGCTGGATACCGGCATCCATTGCTAAACGTATCATCAATATCAATTTCCTCGCCATCGATTTCCAAGTGGCTTGCCCTTGTGCGATCATCCGGTGTCGCAATCCATACCTTTTTCTGCACCACTCCCTGCTCCGCAAGCTCCTCGTAACTATCCTGCCTGCCAAGGTTTTCTGCGGCTGTGGTCATGGTGCGTGCATTGCGAACCGCAGAATCCTTGTTATATCCGACTACATCAAGCAGGCGCGTGGCAATAGCGGGGATGGAATCACCATTTAGGATACCTTGCAAAAGTCTACTCGCAAACTGTTTGGTATTCCATGGTATGTCCTTATCCGGATCCAGCTCCTTGTGTGGTAGTTTAATATCGCCATCTCGTTGCAGGCGCTCAACTGTGTGCTTATCCACCATATCAAAGCTGTATTGATCGGTATCGAAATCATCAGTATTAGCCGCGATATATCTTTCCCTGTATTTACGCTTATCCTCTGCCATTTACTCGCATCCCCACTCTCCTGCACTCATCGGCCACGTTGTTATAGCTTACCGCATATACCTCTGCCATGGAGCCGTTTACCACATCAAGCGCCTTTTGGTTTACCTCTGCCAAAACCTTGGTAAAATCCTTGATGATCGCATTGTATTCCTTGGAGCCGAGTGTTTTTTCGCGCACCGCATCCTCATATGCCTTGCGGGCATCCTCATCCATTGGATGCGCTTTACGCTCCTCGTATAGCTCCTGCGTATCCTTGCGCACGCCATCGAGGTATTTTGCAAGCCTTTTCTGTATTTTAACAAGGGCAGGATCCGTATTGTAAATCCTGCCCATGGTTTTCTCGGTCTGCCCGAGGATTTTATCAGCCTGCGTTCTGCCCCTGTCCTGTATCGCCGCCATTCTGCTCATCCTCCTCATCATCCGGAGCCTGTGCGAGTGCCGCAAACCGGTCTGCCTCCTCGGCATCCTTGCGTTTCATAATTTCGTCTATTTCGTCAATATTGAGGAACGGCAGATGCTTGAGTATCGTTTCATCATCCAAATACTGACCAGCAGCAAGTACCATGTTGGTAACCTCCGGCTGATTGGTGGTCTTGCGCCGGTGGTATGTGGGGCTGTCCTCAATCCCAAGCAGCGCAAGCAAACCTTTGATCGCCTCTGTAACACAGTACTCGTACCCGTCACATTTAAGCTCAAGATTTTCATAAGCTGCATTGATCGCGGTGGCCGTTACATTGCCTGCGGATATCTTATCCGTATCAAGCGCCATTGCATCGCGGTACAGGCTGTCTCGCAGATCGGATAGCACAACCTGGGTGGCCTGATACGGAACCTCCATGGTATGGCTCTCTGCCTTTGCGCCATCATCATCCACCGCAACTGCATGTATAGTGCGAGTTCGCTCAATAAACTGCGCCAAATCAACATCATCCATACCGCCTGCGTTATTGATAGTCCAGTATATCAGGCTCGCCTCGTCAATGGTATTGCACATGCCGCTCTGTATCAGATCATATCCATCAATTTTCTCGCGCAGCCCCGTAAGCTCGGATTGATGCTCTTTGTTTGCCCACAGCGGCACAATCGGAAAGCCCTCGTAATTTTCCCCGTCCACAATCTCAACGCCGTCTGCCTCGGTTGCCTCGGTGTTGAGCTTGTATGTGGTCTTTTCGCGGATGATCTGCGCTTTTCCCTCTGCAAAACGCATTTCCGTGTATCCGTCCTCCTCGTAAAGCGTGGCCCGCAGCGGCTTGTTCTTAGCCACCTGCCAAAAGCGGATACCGGCATGGAGCGCACCGTCCTCCTCGCCGAAAAGAGGCACAAACTCCGTGGCTTTGAATACCTCCACATGGTCAAGGTTTAAGAACAGATAAGACACCGCCCCCCACAGTGCATACTCTCCTGCGGTAAACAGATCGGTGTCGAAATCATCCCCGCCAAGCGCATCCTTGGTGGAATCATCATTAAACGTCACACCATCCCCGAGCAGGTAACTGTTTTCCTGCTTAACAAAGATCGGGAAAAATGCGTTGCAAAATTTGTAGTTTGCAGAGAAGTTATCCGGCACAGCCTCGCCGCTAATGGTATAAAGCAGCTTTTTGTATGCAAGTATTGTGGTATTCCGGCGCTTGAAATACTCGTATGCAGTAAGAGCCTCGGAAAACATAAGGCTTGCGCGGTAATCATCAATCGCGCCCTGCACAAATGATAACAGGCTTGGCCCACCGCCTGCTGCCAACAGATCCTCGTAAAATTTCATAGCGTATCCTCCTTAATCTCATCATTGAGGCCTATGTTTACAGTTATTTTCGCTTTCTTATACAGTTTTCGGGCAAGTGATGCTGCGCTGTCGGGACAATCATCATGCTCGGCATCCTCGGTATAATCAAGGATTTGGTTTATATACTCATCATCAGTGCCCGCCACAAATATAACATACTGCCAAATTGCTTTCAAGTAGGCTGAAATCTTGATATGCTTGTTCATACTCTCATGGTATGTAACCATCCGCAGGCCGTACTTGCGTTTGAGATCGCGGGCAATCATACCCTTGTCGGCATTTGTCTCGTTTAGGCACTTACCAAGCGCAAGCCTGCTGTAATCCTTGACGATATCCGGATAACAGTTCTCGATATGCTTTTGCCAACAACGCCCGTATATGTAAAAATGCCCGTCTTTCCACGCCATTGCCGTAAAGGCTGTGTAATCCTCGCCACCGTATGCGGCATCAATCTGACACATGGCACCAATGATATTCGCAGGATCTGCACCGATTGGCCGCTCCGGAAAGAGCAGGTTTTCGTCTGCGATTATTTTTAGTTCATAGTTACATGAAAACAGGCTCGGGGTCATGCTCGCCTTGATGTGGGCAAGCTCATCCTCTGATATGATCTTGCGTACCTCTTCATGGTAGCAGTTATACTTGACAAGGTTAGGCATGAGCGTGCTTGCATCATCCTTGTGCCACATTGTGAGCGTGTTTATGATGCGCCCATCACGGTTTTTTATGTTTTGGAGCTCCTGGTATATGAGCTTGGTCTGCTCGCGCTCGGCCTTTGATATGCGATCCTTGATATTTATAATATCATCCGTAAATATAAAATCGAAATGCTTACCAGTAAGCGATGCGCCTGCGCCAACGCCCACGAGCTGTGATGTGCCCTTAATATCAGCGGATAGGTTTGTGGATATTTCCGTGGCGCTGTCCACTGTCAAGCGCAGGTTTACGCCGTAAATGCTCTGCACAAGGTAAAGCGTGTGTGGATCCTTGATTATTTTGGATACTTGCTTTATGATTTCCTTGATATCACTTTCCGTTTTACGCATAAACATTGTGCGCTTGCTCGGTAGCAGGATGATGATAAGCGCCAAGGCAATCGATACGCAGGTGGTTTTATATGTGCCACGGGATGCGGCAATGCTTGTATCGTCTTTCCCGCGCAACATGGTTGTAAGCCACTCATTATGCAAAGGCCCGAGTTTATCAAACCCGAGCATATGGCCAAATTTATCGGGCTTGCATTTTAGAAAATCAATCGCCTGTTTCTGTGTTATCATCATCAAGCACCATTTTTTCAACATCCGCGATCACATCCTGCTCAACCTCGGCAATCATAACCTTTTCCACAGGTTTCTGCCCCACGGTATCACGCAGGGTTTCAAAAGCCTTTACATTCCCGCTCATGGCCTGCTGAAACAGCTTTGCCGTAATCGCCTCGGCACCGGAAACGATATTGCCATCCTTATCCTTGAAATCCTTTTCGAGCAACATTTCAAGGGCGTTGCGCAGATCACGCTTGCGCCTGCGGGCCTCCGCAGATTTCTGCCCGCCCTTCGAGGCTTCTTCGTGGGTAAACTTATGGATATCATCGCCTTTTAACAGGTTCTGTTCATTCGCCATTTAACAACACCGCCTTTCTAAATATTACAACCATGGAGGGAAACGGCGCACGGTCAATTATTTTTCCACCGCCAAATTTTAATCTTCCACGAATAAAACGAATTTCAGCTTTATTGTAAATATAATCGTGAAATGCGTTTGTGTCCGTCCGAGCCGGTATTAACATAACCACAATGTCCGCATTGCATGTCGCACACTTTACGATCCAATCTGCCGTTGATTTTCTTCCATAAGGGGGATTGCAATAAACCCTTTCGCCGGTCAAATCAGCATTAAATCCGCTGTTTTCTTTTGTGTACCACTTATCGCATAAATGATTATCGTTATCCGCACATAAATCAACTGTAAAATGAAATTCGGCATTTAATTCGTCAAATAATTCTTTTGGTGTACGCCAATCATCTTTTTCCGATGATAACATCAAACTGTTCTTCCATTCACTCATTTTTGATTGCCTTTCCTCCCGTCAAATTTTCCCATCTCTGTATGATTACATCACAATAATGCGGATCTAACTCACACATAAAACATTTGCGCTTTGTTTGTTCGCAGGCAATCAACGTACTGCCAGAACCGCCAAACACATCAATTACGTTTGCGCCCTCATCGGTAAAGTCCTGCAAAATCTCACCAAGCATTTTTACAGGTTTTTGCGTAGGATGCACACGTTTTTCATGCTCACCTTCGCGGATCATGCCGTTCCATAATTGATGATAAATACGCACAGGCGTATGGAAACTGCACCAAGCCATTTCCCCATCTGCGAAATTGTTGCGCATTCCGCTTTCGCCACGCTTATCCCAGATAACCCATCCATCAGATGCAGGCAGGAAATCAAGAAAATAATTACCGCCCCAAATAATCAACTTTGTGCATACCTGCGATAACGCCTCATAAGCCTTTTGCGCTGTTTCCGTTGTATTATCGCCAACAATCGGAGCGTATTTGCCCCTTTTCGCCAGATGCTTTTTGCCATAGCCGATAACTGTTCCTTCGTTGTTTACCACGCCAATGCCATACGGCGGATCTGTAAGCACAATATATGCTTTCTCGCCATTTAACAGGAGATCAATCACATCCTTGTCCGTACTATCGCCACAAATCAGCCGATGATCGCCCAACTTCCAGATATCGCCCAACTTACAGCGCGTTTCAACCTCATCTGGTGCTTCGTCCTCGCCACCCTGCGCAGGTACATCATCATCTTCCAGATCGATGCCCCAATCGATATCATAATCGGTAAAATCAAGCTCCGGTATCTGATCTGCAAGCAAATCAAAATCCCATTCGGATTCGTTCAGCTTGTTATCAAGCAGGCGCAGTTTCTGGGCCTGCTCCTCTGTCAAATCCTCAAGGCGTACCACAGGCACCTCTTTCATTTTAAGGCGCTTGCATGCTGTCAAGCGGCAATGCCCGATAATGAGCACATTATCCTTGTCAACCACAAGCGGCTGTACAATGCCGAAATCCTTAATGGATTGCATAACATTTTTAATCTGCGTTTCCGGATGCTTTTTTGCATTCCCTGCGTATGGCTTTATATCAGACAACTTTATTAATTCTGTTTTCATACCTCGCTCCATTCTGCAACTATTTTAGCATATTCGTGGTCAATGTGTCTATTATCAGCCATATTATACCCTCCATTTCTCAAGATCTGCGATAATGCAGGCATATGCATCGGCAAGGCCCTTGTTGTATGCAGAAATCACATCCCCGCCCTCATACCGGAGCTCTGCCTCGCGCCGCCTGCGCTCGTAATTGTCTTTTGTGATATCAAAAGCGGTTTGCAGGGCATCAAACCTGCGGGCCTTTTCATCCTCGGTTAAATGTAACATTATTCCTCCACCTCCATCTTTGCTCCGCAATTAGGGCAGTAATTGCTTTTTGAATGTTTACATCCGCAACCATCGCAATTATATGTTCCGTTTTGATTGTTTACCCAGTGCCCGATCTTCATTGACGGATTATCATTTTTATCCTCGCTTTCTGCCTGTGGCTGTTCTTCAATATCTCTTACTTTTTCCTTTTCAATAACTCCAACGATATTCTGACATCCACAATGTGGACAATCAAAAGCATTATAGTAAACCGTACATTCTGTTAAACAATTAAGCCCAACAGGTCTTTTAACCACTTCATATCTATTCTTTGCAAGAAGTCGAAACCTCCTACCGCATACATTACATTTTCTCATTTATTATTCCTCACTTTCTGCCTTAATGTTGAATCCTTGATATATTGCATTTCCCAAAGCCTGTACTAACTGCTCGTCCTGTGCATAACCGTTGTACCCAAGATGAACAAATATGCCGTGTACTATTTC